GCAATAATAATATTAATTGTAGCATTTAACTTATGGAGGATGGGATGATAGAACTAATAATAACGAGTTTCATAATCTTCTTTTTGGTGATGGTATGGGTGTTGACACCTCCCGAAATTGAGGATGAGATTAAGTATTTTATAACTAAGTTTACTAGGAGGAAATAAGAGATGGGGGTAATTAAATTTGATTTAGGCAGCAAGGAACGTAATGAGGTAGCCGAGCGTAAGGCTAAGGTTATCTTAGGTACTGACGAGGAAATCAAACCTCGTGCGTCTGAGGTCATAGATGAAGACAGTATCATAGGTTTAGGGAACAGTATATCTAAGTTAATTAAGGAGATGATAAGAAATGAAGTGTAGAATCTGCGACCAACTACTATCTGACCTAGAATCAGTAAGGAAAGACGAACTGACTAAGGAGTATCTAGACACTTGTACCTATTGTCTGATGATGTCTAAGCCTTCCGTAATCGATAACATAGATGAGGAAATAAAGGCGGTAAAAGACTTGACAAAAGGCTGAAAATATGGTACAATAGTACTATAGATAAAATTAAAGTGAAGCCTAGAGTAATAACCATTATAGTTATCATCTTTAGGTCTCACTTAAGGAGTTATTCCTTCAGCAATAATCATTATAGTTGTCATCTTTAGGAATAAAACTACAGTCTAAACTAAAACACCCCCTATGTCTCTAATAGACTCCTATAGAGAGTTAGGGGGGTATTTTGGTCTAATCACTTAAAAGTGACCTCCAAATATTAGATTTAAGAGGACTTTAGGTATAGAGCAAGGCTTAGGTATGCCTTAATTAGGCAAACCGCAGCCCAAAGTGGTTAATTAAGTATGAAGGTCTATAGTTAGGTTTAGCCTCCTCCTAACTTTAGGTCTATCTTTTTAAAAGGTGGCATAACAAGGAAAACAATATGGAAACTAAAATAGAAAAAACCAAAGGTGTGGCTAAGTACATCTACTTAGATAGTACTGAAAAGTTCCACGATGAAGATACAGGTAAGTACACTATAACTATAGCTGTGTCAGATGCAGAAGTCAAGAAACTTGAGAAGTTAGGTGTCAAGGTTCGTGAGTTCCAAGATGAGGACGGAGAGTCATATAAGGCTAGGAAGTTCTCTACGAAGTTCAAACTTAACGACAAAATGATTATGACTGAAAGTGGAGACCATAGTATCGGTACAGACTTTGGTCGTGGCTCTAACGTAGAAGTATGGTGGAGAACAGGTAATAAACATCCCACACACGGTACGGCTACTTATCTGACTGCCATCAAGGTAGCAGATGACCACGAACCAGGATTTGTTGCCTCTAATGAGGAACTAGCTGAGTTCTTCGGTTAATCTTTTAAATGTCAGATTTTGTTGAACATTCAAACTGTCCTATTTGTGGCAGTAAGGATAATCTGGCGGTGTATTCTGATGGTCACGGTCATTGTTTTGGCTGTGGTCATTGGATACCACCTACAGACTTAAACGGAGAAGATATTTTATTTAATGATCGGGAGAATTATATGGATAAAGAAGTGTCCATTAAAGGTTTCAAGGGGGCAATCCCCGAAAGAAACATCACGAAGAAGATAGCAGTCAAATACGGAGTGCGTATATCTCACGGTGAGGATGGAGAAATCAATAAACATTACTACCCCTACTATCACGCTAAGACAGGTGATTTACTAGGGTACAAGGAACGCAGCACAAAGACTAAATCATTCCATATAGATGGTACTAATAGAGGTGCAGGTCTATTCGGTCAACAGGTATTTAAGGAAGGAGGTAAGTACCTAACTATATGTGAGGGCGAACTAGATGCCTTGTCTATCAATGAGATGTTCGATGGTAAGTGGGCAGTAGTCTCTTTGAAGAATGGTAGTGGAGGTGCATTGCGTGACATCAAAGAGAACCTAGATTACATAGAGTCATTCGATAATGTAGTCCTATGTTTCGATAATGATGATGCAGGTAATGATGCCGTCAAGGAGGTCAGAGATGTCATATCCCCTAATAAGTTAAGGATATGTAAGTTACCTATGAAGGATGCCTCAGATATGCTACAGGCAAATAAAATTAAAGACTTCATAGATACTTGGTGGAACGCTAAAGGTTACACACCTGAAGGTATAGTGTCAGCAGAGGATACTTGGGAGTACGTCAAGCAAGACCAAAATGTTAAATCTATACCTTATCCCTGGATACAACTCAATCAACTAACCTATGGTTTCAGACAGAAGGAGTTAGTAACTATCACGTCAGGATCTGGGATGGGGAAGACTAGTGTAATAAAAGAACTAGAGCACTACATACTGAATAATACCGATGATAATATAGCTGTGATACACCTAGAAGAGACAGTAGGGAGGGCAGTCAAAGGTATAACTTCGGTGGAGTATAACCTCCCTCTCCATCTCCCGGAGTATGAAGAAAAGTTCAGCGAGAAACAGAAGTACGATATGTGGTATAAGGCTGTAGGTTCTAAGAAAGGTAGAGCGTTCTTCTTCGACCACTTTGGTTCTATAGCAGAAGATTCTCTAATCTCTCGCATAAGGACATTCGCTAAAGGTCTAGACTGTAAGTGGATTGTCCTGGACCATCTATCTATCGTAGTCAGCGACCAAGAAGGTTTTACGGATGAGCGTAAGGCTATAGACGCTATTATGTCTAAGTTAAGGAAGATAGTACAGGAGACTGGGATAGGGTTGTTCCTCGTATCTCACCTCAAGAGACCCCAAGGTAAGTCCCACGAGGAAGGAGGGCGTGTATCCCTCTCTGAACTTCGAGGCTCGGCGGCGATTGCCCAACTGTCTGATATGGTCATAGGCTTAGAGAGAAATCAACAAGCAGATGATAGTGTAGACAGAAATACCACAGTCCTACGGATAATAAAGAACAGGTTTAGTGGTCTGACAGGTAAAGCAGGTGAGTTGATATATAATAAGGACACAGGCAGACTAAGAGAAGGAGTAGATGGTGAGAGCTTATTTTGATATAGAGACAGATGGTCTCGAAGCTAGTCGAGTACACTGCATCTGTGCAATGCTTGATGATGATGATACTGTATATAATTTTATAGGAGAAAAATGTTATGGACAATTTTATGATTGGTTGGTTTATGAAGGGGTTCGAGTTATTGTTGCTCACAACGGCATTAACTTTGATATTCCTGTTCTGCGTATGGTTAGTGGGTATGAGTGGTCTTTTGATATACGAGACACTTTGGTCTTGTCCCGCCTCTACAACCCTTCCTTGGATGGAGGTCACTCTCTGAAGAAGTGGGGTGAACGATTAGGTAACTCTAAAGGTGACTATGATGGTGGTTGGGAGGAGTTCTCTATGGAGATGTTATCCTACTGTCAGCAAGATGTAAGAGTCTTGAGAGACTTATATCATCACTTAAAATATAAACTAGGTGATACAGATGAACAAGCCATATTACTTGAACATAAGGTAGCAGAGATAATACAGACACAACAACAGAATGGAATTTCTTTCGATGAGAGGAAAGCCTATAATCTACTCGCTGAACTTAAAGAACAAGTACTAAATATAGAGTCTGAGGTACGGGAAGTTTTTGTCCCATTACCTACTTGGGTTAAACTGACAGAGTTACAGAATAACTACAAGAAAGATGGCACACCTACTAAGGCTTACCAGGGACAACTAGATCGGGGTGCTTATTATGACGATGACGATGAGTACGGCTACATAGATTATCCTCAATTTAACTTAGGGAGTAGACAACAGATAGCTAGATACTTGATGCACTTCGGTTGGAAACCTAAAGAGTATACAGATAAAGGTAGTGCCATAGTCAACGAGAAGGTATTAGGAGGAGTAGATATACCTGAAGTTGAACTGATAGTTAAGTACCTAACCCTAACTAAGAGATTGGCTATGGTCAAGAGTTGGCTAGAGGCAGTTACGGATGAAGGTAAGATACACGGTAAGGTAAATACTTGTGGTGCTGTAACAGGGAGGATGACTCACTCTAAACCTAACCTAGCACAAGTTCCTAGTGTCTATTCTGAGTACGGTAAGGAATGTAGGGAATTATGGACAGTACCTACAGGCAAGAAGTTGGTAGGTATAGATGCTAGTGGTCTAGAGTTAAGGATGTTAGCACACTATATGAATGATGATGGTTATACAGAGGAGATATTAAATGGGGACATACACACAGCAAATCAAATGGCTGCAGGACTTCAATCTAGAGATTCAGCGAAGACTTTTATCTATGCCTTCCTATATGGAGCAGGTGATGGAAAAATCGGAGAAGTCGTTGGAGGAAAAGCGAAGGACGGTAAGAGACTTAAAGCAAAGTTCCTTGATAATACGCCTTCACTTAGAGTACTACGAGGAGAAGTTGACAGAGGAAGCTCAAAAGGTTGGCTTAGAGGTCTAGATGGGAGGAAACTACATATAAGGTCTCAGCATAGTGCTCTGAATGTATTACTACAATCAGCAGGTGCTATAGTGATGAAACAAGCATTGGTCTTACTAGAGAAGTATGCTACTGACTATAAGATAGACTATAAATTTGTTCTCAATGTTCACGATGAATTTCAAGTAGAGGTATGTGAGGAACAGGCAGAACAATTTGGGAGACTTGCAGTTGATTGTATCAAGAGAGCAGGTCTAGATTTTAAACTAAACTGTCCTTTGGACGGTGAATATAAGGTGGGGGATAACTGGAGTGAAACACATTAATACAGGAAAACCTAAAGACTTCCCTTTTACAAGAGAAGAATTATTAGAAGAGTTCGTTTATGATAATGGAAAATTATTACACAAATATACTAAACAAGGTGATGCTAAGAAAGGTTCTGTGGCTGGATGTAAAACAGCACAAGGGTATATACATCTAAGAGTAAAAGGTAAGGTAGTTAAAGCACATCGTGCTGTTTGGGTAATCTTTAATGGAACTATTAGTAAGGATTTTATTATTGACCACATAAACCAAATAAAATGGGATAACAGAATAGAAAATCTAAGATTGGCAGATAACACAATAAATAATCAGAATAGAACCTTTAAAGGATATTCTTACCATAAAAGAGTGAAAAAATATATAACTCAAATTGGGGTGAATAGTAAAAACATACACTTAGGTTACTTCGACACAGCAGAGGAAGCTAGAGAGGCTTATGTAAAAGCAAAAGAAAAATATCATATCATAAAGGAGAGAGTATAATGAGTACAACAGATACACTAATAGATGACATATATCGTATGATAGACACCAAGGAAATTCCTGAAGGTGTAGATGTCGAAGAAGCAATAGAGAGTTTCGGTGAGAATATGAAACAGATATTGCGTGATAACATAACTGACGTACCCTTCGATAGACGTAAGTTAAGGATGTCTAACATAGGTAAGAAGGATAGACAGTTATGGTATTCCTATAATGGTTATGAGGGAGAGGAACTAATGCCACACACTAGGATTAAATTCTTGTATGGTCATATCATAGAAGAGATGGTATTAGCTCTAGTTAAACTATCAGGTCATAAGGTAACTGACCAACAGAAGAGAGTAGAAGTAGAAGGCATCAAAGGTTCTATGGACTGTAAGATAGATGGTCTTCTAGTAGATGTTAAGTCTACTGCTCCTTATGGTATGAAGAAGTTCAAGGACGGCTCTCTGATTAACGATGACCCTTTCGGATATATAGACCAGATCAAGGGTTATGCCCACGCTGAAGGAGCGAAGGAGTTCGGTTGGTTAGCTATGGATAAGACCAACGGACACTTAGCATTACTCAAGTACGATATGGGAGATGAATCTCAGTGGTATTGGACTAAACTGAACTTCTCTACTATAGTAGATAGAATCAAGCGAATAAAGAATGTAGTTAAGTTCCCTGAACCACCTAAGAGATGCTATGAGCCTGTAGAAGATGGTAAGAGTGGTAATATGAAGTTACCTGTAGGATGTAGTTACTGTTCATATAAGCACCATTGTTATCCTGAACTAAGGACATTCCTATACTCTAATGGACCTAAGTACTTAACAACAGTAGGTAGAGAGCCTAATGTAGTAGAGATAGATAAAGACGGCAACAAGTTAGATAACTTCTATAATAATGACTAACAAGAATAAGTATAGGAGCAAACTAGAGAAAGAATGCCATCAGTTATTAGGTAAGAGTTGGGAGTATGAACCCTCTCGACTCGCCTATACTGTAAGGAGGAACTACACACCTGACTTCGTTAAAGGTAAATACTTAATAGAGGTGAAAGGTTTCTTCAGGACAGGAGACACTCAGAAGTATAGGGCTATAGCTGAACAGTGTGGGTTCGAGGGCAAAGAGTTAATATTCCTGATGCCAGATCCGAACAAGAAGACTAGGAAGGGCGGTAAGATAACCTATAGAGATTGGTGTGCTAAGTATGACATCAAGATATTCTCTACTAAAGAAGTGAAGGAGCTAAAGAAATGGACGCTAAGAAAATAAACCCTAGTCACTACAGACAGGGAGATATAGAAGTAATAGACTATATTTTAGACCAAAAGTTTGACTACCTAGAGGGGAACATCATTAAATATGTATCTAGGTATAAGAATAAGAATGGTGTAGAGGATTTAAACAAAGCTCAATGGTACTTAAGGAGGTTAATAGATGCTAACACTTGAAGAACTCAAAGAGAGGATAAATGCTGAAGGTTTCGATGAGTGTCTTATATGTGATGTGTTAGAGATAAACACTTCAGAATTATTAGATGCTTTCGAGGATAAATTAATAGAGAATAGGGAGAAGTTCGATGATGATGATGACGGTTGAGAATTTTATATTACTTCAGATAGCTATGTTTACGATAGGTGGATACTTGTTGTATAGATACGGTGAGGATAAATACGATAGGGGTATATTAGATGGTATCCTTATGCACCACGAAGGTAGGCTTACTTATACTACATATCAAGAGAATGGAACAGAGATGTTAGATATACAGATACAGGAGATAGAAGAAGAATGAATAAATTACCGACAGATTATCAGAACTTCATAGCACTAAGTAGGTACGCTAGGTGGTTACCTGATAAGAACAGAAGGGAGACTTGGAAGGAGACAGTAGCTAGGTACTTTGACTTTATGGAGAA